GCCTTTTATATACACGGGGCAAATTTTAGAAAAGGGGGTAAACCGTGGTTGAAATGGCGAACAAGAATAGTCAAGTGCTGCGAAGCGGCAGGCACATACAAGGACTACTTCGTGCCTGTCATTGATACACTCGCGGAGATCCTCGACAAGCGCGACGCAGCTCAGCATGAATTTATCGAGAGCGGCGCCCGGCTTATGATTGTAGGAACCAACAAGGCAGGGAATACGTACTACACGCAGAACCCACTTATCCGAATGATAAACGATCTCAACCGTGACGCACTCACTTACTGGAAGGAACTCGGGCTTACAGCTGCGAGCCTCAGAAAGATTAACGAGGCGGCAATCAAGGGCGGCTCCGAGCTCTCCGCACTTGATAAGGCGTTGATGGAACTCGGTGGATAGTACAGGCAAGGGCTGGAAGTACTGGCCTGACGTGCTCCGATATGCGGAGAGCATACGGGACGGAAAGAAACACGCCTGCACGGAAACCCGGCAGGGCGTGGAGCGCTTTTTCCGGGACCTTGAAAATCCATTATACGAGCTCGACCACAAAGGCCCTGAATTTGTTATCGGCATTATAGAGAAGACTATATGCCATCAACAGGGCGAGAAGATAGACGGCACTCCGCTGAGAGGTTCTCCGTTCCTCTTGACGGATTACCATAAGTACATAGTGTACAACCTCTTGGGATTTTGTCATGCAGGCAGTTCAAACGTGCGCTTCCATGAAGCTATGATATTCATTCCTCGAAAGAACATCAAGACCAGCTTCGCAGGAGCGCTCGCTTGGGCCCTGTCCCTATGGTACCGACGGAGCGGCTCCATGGGATATATTACATCGGCAGCGCTTAAGCAATCTCTTGAAAGCTTCGACTTCCTGACATACAACATCAAGAGGATGAAGCTTGATGTAAAGAACGGCGGCACCTTTGTGATACAGGACAACAGCTTCGAGCATAGTATCGAGAATATCTTTGCCGACGGTTCAATGAAAATACAGGCTCTCGCAGCGAATCCCGACAAGCAGGATTCACTCAACTGCAATCTTGCTATAGTAGACGAGATACACGCCTTTAAGACTCCCAAGCAGTACAACCTCTTCAAAGAAGCAATGAAGGCGTATACAAATAAGCTTCTCATTGGAATTACGACAGCCGGCGACAATGAGCAGACCTTTCTCGGAAGAAGGCTTGCTTACTGTCGCAAGGTGCTGAACGGAACTATCAAGGACGAGCAGCTCTTCATCTTCATGTGCTGCGCGAATCCCGACGAGAACGGAGAGATCGACTATACAAATCCAGTCACTCATGAGATGGCTAATCCCGGATATGGAATTTCCATTCGTCCGGACGAAATACTTCAGGACAGCCTACAAGCTCAGAACGATCCGCAGCAGCGCAAGGACTTCTTCGCGAAGTCCCTGAACGTGTTTACGTCCTCAATACGAGCTTACTTCAACATCGAGGAATTCCGCAGGAGTGACAGCAAATATAACTACACGGAGCAGGACGCTATACGCATGGTATCGTCATGGTATGGCGGCTCGGACCTCTCGAAGCTCCATGACCTTACTGCAACAGCGCTCTTCGGCCATGCAGAGAAGGAAGACGTGTTTTTAATACTTCCTCACGCCTTCTTCCCTGCGGCGCTGGCTTCTCAGAAAGCCGACGAAGATGATATACCCCTGTTCGGCTGGCGTGACGATGGCTGGCTGACAATGAGCAATAATGCCATCGTCAACCCTGCCGAGCCCGTGGAATGGTACAAGCAGAAGAGAGCGCAAGGCTTTCAAATGCGGCAGATAGGGCACGATAGGAAGTTCAGCCGTGAATACTTCATCGGCATGAAAGAGGCAGGCTTCAACATCATAGATCAGCCACAGTATTTTTACAAAAAATCCGAGGGCTTCCGCTTCATCGAACAGCTCGCAAAGCAAGGTAAGTTATATTACTTCCATGCTGAGCCCTTCGAGTACTGCGTTCAGAATGTCTCGGCGATTGAAAAGACTGACGACATGATCCAGTATGAGAAGATTCAGAAGAATCACAGAATAGACGTATTCGATGCGGCTGTCTTTGCAGTCGTAAGGTACCTTGAAGACTTAGAAAATCAACGCACTGCCGCTAATTGGTGGAGCTGAGGAGGGCTGACATGGCAAAGAAAAAGAAGAAGATAGAGGAAAGTCGGCAGGCTCAGACTGCCGCAGGAGTAGCGGTATGGACCGGACTCGATGATATATGCTGCGAAGGATATACTCGTCTCGATCAATGTCCTGAAATAGTCACTGCGGTGAGCAAGATATCGCAGCTCATAAGCACTATCACGATTCATCTTATGACGAATACAAAGGACGGTGATGTGCGTATCATCAACGAACTGAGCCGCAAGATAGACATTGAGCCGAGCCCTATCATGACAAGGAAAAGCTGGATGGAAGCAATTGTCAATAATTTGCTTCTGTACGGCAAAGGAAACAGCGTAGTCCTGCCGCATACGTCGAACGGCTATCTCGGGAGCCTTGAAGTTATACCTGCGTCACAGGTAGAGTTTCAAGCTGACTTAAACAACCGGAGCTACAAAGTTATCATAAACGGCACGGCCTATGAACCTGACGAAGTGCTCCACTTTGTCCACAATCCCGATAAGTATTATCCATGGAAAGGTGAAGGCCTGACGGTATACCTTAAGGACGTTGCCGACAATCTTAAGCAGGGAACAAAAACAACTAACGCCTTCATGCGGTCCCCGAAGCCGAGCGTTATCGTCAAGGTTGATGGATTCGCTCAGCAGTTTGCAACCAAAGAAGGCAGAGCAATGCTCGCAGATGAATACGTGCGTGGAACGGAAACAGGCGAGCCGTGGATTATTCCTGCAAATCAGTTCAGCGTGGAACAGATAAAGCCGCTTAGCATCGCAGATCTTGCTATAAAAGACACGATGACACTTGACAAAGCGACAGTAGCTTCTATTCTGCAAGTCCCTAAGTTCCTTCTCGGACTGGATAAGTTCGATCAAAAGGAATGGGAGATGTTCATAAATACGACTATCCGGGCAATAGTGACAGAGCTTCAGCAGGAGATGACAAAAAAGCTCATAACCTCGCCGAAGATGTATCTCCGATTCAACTATTGGTCACTAATGGGATGGGATATCAAGACTATCTCAGACGTTCTCCTCGCAGGCTCAGACCGCGGCTTCATCACGGGCAACGAATACAGAGACCGCATCGGCTTCGAGCCGAGAGAGGGACTGGACGAGCTGAGGATCCTCGAGAACTATATTCCATATGACATGAGCGGCGCTCAAAAGAAGCTCATACAGGGCGGTGAATGATATGCCGAAAGCATCCTGCCGATATGAAGGGCGCAGCGGCGAATATGTTTCCTGCCGCCTGACCAAAGAGCCCTGCGGACATGTAAAATATTGTCAGGCAGAGCGTAGATGGAAATTATCAGAAACAGCTATCAACTGCACATTACCACGGAAATACAAGGAGGGAGAAAATGGAAAATAAACTCCAGTTCCGAAGCAATAGCTTCGAGTTTCAAACGAGGGAAGACGGCGAGCAGCCTGTTATCGAAGGTTACTTTTCCGTATTCAATACAACATATGACATGGGCTATGGAATGTCTGAGAGTATCGCTCCCGGTGCATTCACAAAGTCCATAAGCAACGACGTGCGAGCTCTTGTCAACCATGATACGACCTTAGTGCTCGGAAGAACGTCGGCTCATACTCTTGAACTGCGTGAGGATAATCGCGGCTTATGGGGAAAAATCAGTATCAATCCGAACGATACAGATGCAATGAACCTATATGAGCGCGTGAAGCGCGGTGATGTGAGTCAATGTTCGTTCGGCTTCAACATCGTCTCCGAGAGTACCGATATTCGCGAAGACGGCAGTGTGCATTGGACAATCACGGAAGCAGATCTCCACGAAGTAAGCGTTTGTACATTCCCTGCATATGAGGAGACCGCAGTATCTGCGAGAGCGCATGACCTCGAAGAGATCCATAAGCGCGAAGCGGAAAAGTGGCGTTCCGAAATGCTATTACGCTTGAAAGGAGCGAAGAATAATGCTTAAAGCGTTAATGCTTAGAAAGAAGCTTGACGATGTGAAGAAGCAGCTTGAAGCAATCAGAGCGAAGTCAGAAGAGTTCGCAACCCGTGAGGCTGAGCTTGAAGCTGATATCGCAGCAGCGTCAACAGATGAAGAAAAGGCAGCAGTCGAGGAAGCTATCGACAAGTTCGAGACTGAGAAGTCCGAGAACGAAGAGCAGGCAAAGGCTCTTGAAAAAGAGTGTGAGGACCTCGAGAGAGAGCTTCAGGAGACTGAGCAGAAAACAAATACTCCTCCGCCTGCATCAACTGACGGAGAATCAAGAGGAAAGGAGTTCTCAGGTATGAACCTTGAATTCACAACTAAAAGAGCTCGCGAGCTCTTCGGCAAAATGTCCATCGAGCAGAGAACAGCTATGTTCGAGCGCGAGGATGTAAAATCATTCAATGAGCAGGTAAGAAACGCAATCAAGGAAAAGAGAGCCCTCTCAGATGTGGGTATTCTCGTTCCTAAGGTATATCTCGGACTCATTCGTGAGAATATCGAGAGATACTCAAAGCTTTACAGACATGTATTCGTAAGACCTCTCGGAGGCGAAGGCCGTCTTTCAATCATGGGCGGTATTCCTGAGGCAGTATGGACAGAGATGTGCGCTAAGCTCAATGAGCTTGACCTCGGCTTCAACGAAGTAGAAGTTGACGGCTATAAGGTAGGCGGCTTCATTCCTGTCTGCAACGCTATCCTTGAGGACAGCGAGATTGACCTTGCAGCTGAGATCATAACTGTTCTTGGCCAGGCAATCGGTAAGGCTCTCGATAAGGCTATCCTGTATGGTAAGGGCGTTAAGATGCCTCTCGGTATTGTTACTCGTCTTTGTCAGACATCGGCTCCCGAGAATCAGTCTCCTAAGGCTCGCCCGTGGGTAGATCTCAGCACGACAAATGTTAAGGAACTGAACGCAGCACTTGAAGGAATTACTCTGTATCGTCAGTTTATGCTCGATGCATCCGCAGCTAAGGGCAAGTATAGTCGAGGCGAGAAAGTATGGGTAATGAATGAGACCACATACACTCAGCTTAAGGCAACTATGATGAACGTGAACGCAGCAGGCGCAGTCGTTTCTTCAATAAATGGAACACTCCCTGTAATCGGCGGTATAGTTGAAGTTCTCGACTTTATTCCCGACAATATTGTTATCGGCGGTTACTTTGACCTTTATCTCCTCGCAGAGAGAGCAGGAACAAGAATCGGCCAGTCCGAGCACGTTCGTTTCCTTGACGATCAGACAGTATTCAAGGGAACAGCAAGATATGACGGACTTCCTGTTATCGCAGAGGGCTTCGTAGTTCTCGGCCTTAACGGAACAACTCCTACAGCTGATATGCTCTTCGCTCCCGATGAAGCAAATGCTGAAGTTCCCGCACCTGCAACTGTAACAGTTCTCCAGCAGAGCGATTCTGTATACGGCGTAGCTGTATCAGATCTTCAGAGCGCTGACACAATGCTGAGTGGTAACACATTCTATGGAACACTTAAGTATATAGCAAGCGGTGAGCCTGCAACTACATGGGGACCGGGTTACTTCCTCGCAGTTGACTTTGGCGGCGCTGACTTCGATAAGGAGACAGTTCGCGTGGGTGTAGTTCCTACAGCTGGCTCAGGCTTCGCAACAGTAACAACCGGAGATACAAAGTCAATCTTCAAGGTAACAAATAAGGACGCTCAGGTGCTCAAGGTTATAACAACAAAGGACGGCAATACCGTTTCCGAGATATTCAACCTTGCAGGACTCAAGTTCGAGTCCACTAATGCCTGATGTATCGGGTAATAGTATTCTTTACTGACATACAGGACGGCGGTCATGCCTATAACGTGGGAGATATCTTCCCACGGGAGGGCGTGATAGTCTCCGAGCAGCGCTTAAAGGAGCTTTCGGGCGCGGAGAATAAGCGCGGAAAAGCACTTATTGAGGCAGTGAAGGAGAAGAAAGCCGAAGCTGAACCTGTGAAGGAGCAGGGAGAACCTGCGGAAGCGGAGCAGGAACAGCCGAAAAAGAAGAAAAGCAAAAGGAGTTGAACGGAATGGCGGACCTGAATCTGCTCAACATGCTGAAAACTGATCTGGGCTTCATAAGCGATGGACAGACACGTATTGACACGAGACTATCTCAGCTTCTGCTTGCGGCAGAGAAAGAGATCAAAGACGAGGGCGCGACAACTCTCGACAAAACTCAGATCGATGACGCTCAGCTTATAGTTATGTATGCAGCATGGCTATGGCGTAAGCGTGATACTCAGGACGAAATGCCGAGAATGGTCCGCTGGCGTCTCAACAACCGAGTTTTTCGTGATAAAATGGGCGGTGGCGGCACATGATCGATGTTATCGCTTATCTTATCGGCAAGACAGTAACGAAGAACAGTCTTAAGCAGGAAATTGAAGTTGACACACGCACCGAAATAATGGCTCGAAAAGAAAGCGTTTCGGCGGCTGAGTTTTATCGCGGCGGAGAGGCAGGCTTAAAGCCTGAGTTCCGTCTGACAACATCGATAATCGACTACAACGGCGAGCGAGAAGTTGAACTTAACGGCAAGCGCTACGGCATATATAGAACTTATGAAGTCGATAAGGACTATATCGAGCTGTACTGTGAGAGAAAAGGCGGTGTGCAATGAGTGACTTCGACGAAGCTCTCGCGGACGTTCTGACCGAATATGCGACGGATCTCCGCACGGCTATCAATGCCGAGACGGAGGCAGCAGCGCAAAGACTCCGTAAAGCTATCCAAGCGGAGGCGCCTGTGAAAACAGGAAAGCAAAAGAAGTCATGGAGAGTCACAAAGGAGTATCTCGGAGGCGTGGATCTTAAGACGATAGTTCATTCCACGGATTATCGAAAAGTACACTTGCTTGAAAACGGTCATCTGACACGCAACGGCAAGACAAGAACAAGAGCTACGCACTACGTAAGCACGAACACCGAGCGGATAATACAAGAGTACGAGCAGCAGCTTGTGGAAACTATCAAGGTGATGAAATGAGGGTGAAAGTATGATACATAGCATAGAAGAGGCTATCAGCAGAATCGAAGCTATTTCTGAGCTTCAGAATAAGCTCGTATACGATCACTACACTTCAGAGCAGCAACTTCCTTTCGCGGCTTATACTTACGACTACATCACAGGCGGCGCGGACGATTATAAAGGTGTATCGTGGGTAGACTTCCGGCTTGAACTGTATTCAGATCCGAGGGATATATCCCTCGAGCACAAAATTATGATAGCATTCGACGATACCGAGCTCAATACGTCGAGTGATTACATAGAATCGGAGCGGATGTATTTGACTGCATTCCGCTTCCGATTCCCCTATAAGCTCACAAATATGAATCCTTGAAAGGAGAGATAATCCATGGCTGGAATGGCAGGAAAATCATATAATGCAGCTAATAAGGATCGCCTTAAAGCAATTCCTCTTGGCTCAGGTAATGTTTATATGATTCCTTATGTTGAGGGTAGCTCAATGCCTACAGATGCAGCATTCGAGCAGAACACCAACATGATAGGACGCACCAAGAACGGCGCAACTTTCAATTACACTCAGAGCTACTATACAGCTGTCAGCGATGACGGTGTAGCAAAGAAGCGTAGACTCAATGAAGAGACAGCAAGCTTCACTTGGGGCATCATGACATGGGTTCCCGAGACAATCGCAAAGCTCCTCAGAACAGCAACAGCAAGCACAGCCTCCGAGGGAGACTATACTATCTCAGTTCTTGAGGGCGGCGGCATCGGTAATCAGGTGCCTAAGAAATACTGGCTCCACTTCGTAGGCGGCGACGATATAGACGGCAAGATCACACTGACAGGCCTCGGCGAGAACATCGACGCTCTGAGCGCTGCATTCGCGAACGATAACGAGACAGTGCTTCAGCCTAACTTTGAGTTCGATCCATACGATGCAGCAGGCCATCTTTACAAGTTCAAGATGGCTAATCAGCCTAATGTTACGGCCGAAGCAGGCACTCCGTCGCTTTCAGCTCTTTCCATAGGCTCACTGACACTGGATCCCACATTCGATAAGGATATCAACAACTATGCAACTGAGACCGAAAACAACTCTGATACTGTTACGGCAACAGCAGGCGAAGGCGTTGATGTAGTTATCACAGTAAACGGCAACAGCATCACAAACGGCACAGCTCCCACATGGGCGGCTGGAGATAACATTGTATCTGTACAGCTCACATCGAGCACAGGCATGAATACATACACAGTAACAGTCACCAAGTCGTGACGGCAGAGGCGGAACGGCTGAACGTCGTTCCGCTTTTTTATAATCTCAGACTTACGACGTTAAACGGCACGGGGCTTTCAATCCCTCAGTAGAGTAATTATATACCCTTAATATTCAAGTGCCTTAAAACGCATTTAAGGAGCTGTTATGAAATTCAAACTGCAATGCAAGAAAATAATAGATCTGCCTGTTCCTTCGGTAGATCTTTACTATAAACTCATGCACTATGTTGACGAAAAAGAGAAGCTCAACGCCATAATTGATTGGCTCGGTAGCGGTGAATTCGAGAACAGGGCATATATACAGCCCGAGGATCTTCCGAGAGCCGAGATGTATCTGAACCACTGGCTCAGAGAACAGAGAGCAAAGGAAGAATACTCTCCGCCTGTGATAGCAACAGAAGCAGGAGAAAATGAGCTTTATAAGACGGTATATCATGAGATGAAGCTTGTATATGACTATTCGGGCATAGACTTCATGAGGCTTAGAAAGCTCGATGTGCTTACTTTTTGGCGATATTTCCGTGATGCTATTATATATCGTTCAAAACAGAGCGAACAAGGTCGGGAATACTTAGAAAAAGCTCATAACAGTGTACAGACCAAGCCCGACAGGGCGGCGATAGCTGAATTAATTAGGATGCAGTAAGGAAGTGAAGGCATGGCGAAAACTAAAATAGGCGGTATTTATGTCGAGATAGGAGCTGACACTTCCGATCTCTCGAAAAAGCTGAAAGACGTCAATAGTGAATCCAAGAAAACAAAGGACGAGCTGAAAAGCATTGATGCAGCATTGAAGCAGGCACCGAACAGCGTTGAACTTTGGAAACAGAAGCAGGAAGCGCTTGCAAAGACTGTTGAAAACAGCAAGAAAAAGCTCGAGGCTCTTGTCTCTGAGCAGGAAAACCTACAAAAGGGACTTGCAAACGGTACCGTCACCGAAGAAGCTTATAAAGCATATCAGCGAGAAATCGAAATAACCAAAGGGCAGATAGAATCAGCTGAAAAAGCGCTGAACGAGTTCACGGATTCTCAGGGAAAAGCGAACAAAGCTGTTGAAGAAGGCGGCAAAAAAGCCGAGGAAAGCTCCGAGGGCTATACTGTTCTTAAGGGCGCAGTCGCTAAGCTCGCAGCGGACGGCTTCGAGAAGCTTGCAGCGGCAGCAAAGGACGCATGGCAAGAAATAGACGAAGGCTACGATACTATCATCAAGAAAACAGGCGCAACGGGCGACTCACTTAAGAGCCTGCAAGATACGGCTGATAAAGTATTCACGTCGATGCCTGTCGAAATGGACGACGTCGGCGCGGCCATCGGCGAAATAAATACTCGTTTCCAGTTGACCGGACAAGAACTCGAGGAGCTATCAGAAAGTTTCCTTAAATATTCCGAAATTAATGATACAGCTGTAAGCAGTAGCGTGAAAAATGTTTCGGGCATAATGAAAGCTTTCGGAGAAGATACCGCGAACGCTTCAAAGGTGCTCGACGTTCTCACAGATACCTCTCAGAGGACAGGAAAGGACGTAAGCACACTCGAATCCGAGCTTCTGAGCAATTCTGCCACATTTAAGGAGCTTGATCTTGATATCCGACAGAGTGCGGAGCTCCTCGGACAGTTCGAGGCTCAGGGTATTGATACATCAACAGCACTCGCAGGTCTGAAGAAGGCTCAGCAGAACGCAGTCGCTGAAGGAAAGAGCATGACGGAAGTCCTCGGCGATACTATCGACAGCATCAAGAACGCCAAGACGGAGACCGAAGCTCTTCAGACTGCGACTGACCTCTTCGGCAAGAAGGGCGCGGCAGCTCTCACTCAGGCTATAAGAGAGCAGAGATTCAGCATAGATGACCTCAAGGCAGGATATGACGGTCTCGGCGAAGTAGTATCAACGACCTTCGAGGCTACGCAGGACGCTCCCGACAAGGCGAAGATAGCTCTTAACCAGCTTAAGCTTGAACTCGCAAGGCTTGCGGAGCAGGTATTGCCAAAAATCGAAAAGCTTGTTAGCAAGGGCGTTAAGGATTTACCGAAGATAATTGACGCAGTGAAGGAAATGCTTCCTCTTGTCAAAGGTGTAGGCGCTGCATATGCTGCATGGAAGATAGCGAGCACGGCAAAGACTGGCATAGATGCCATGAAGAAGCTCACGTCTGAGATGAAAACCGCAGAACTTGCGGCGACAGGCCTCGGAAAGGCCCTTGATACCGGTGTACTTGCCATTATATCTCTTATCGCGGCAGGACTTATCGACCTCGGCAGAGATATCAAGAGGGCTTATGATGAATACGTTCCGACAGCGGAGCGTATCGGAAATAAGGTAGCTGACAGCTTCAAAGAGCAGAACGACGCTATCCAGCAGGTACAGGACAGCCTCGACAGCCTCGGAGAGTCATTCGCCGAGAGTGCTCAGGCTACTGACATTGAGCTCGACCACGTCAAAGATCTATGGACGGAGCTCGATAAGCTCACAGATGCGAACGGCAGAGTCAAGGACTCAGACCGGAAGCGCGCGGAATATATACTCGGAGAACTGAACGAAGCTCTCGGAACTGAATACCGCATGACGGGAGATCAGATAGAGAACTATCGGACAATGTCTTCCGAGATTGATAAGCTTATCGAGAAGAAGCGCGCAGCGGCATACATCGACGCATTCTCTGCAAGTGCCGGAGAGATGGGGAAGAATAAGGCTACAGTATATTCGCAGTATCTCGATGCTTATTCCCGGGAACAGGATGCATTGAATCAGTTCCAAGAGCTTTCAAAGCAGCGCTTCGGCAAAGTTCTTTCAATAGGCGAATTCAGAGACTACATGAGCAGAACTTATACAGATGATAAGACTGTTCATAACTTTATCGAAGATATGATGCAGGAGCAGGCAGATACCTATTCCACTGCATCAAGCAATAGGAGAACGCTTCAGCAGCAGTATGACGAGATCAACGACTATTTCGAGAGATTATATGACGCTGAGAAAGCATATTCTGAAGAGAAATACAGTCAAGTCGAACAGAGACTATACTATGAAAAGCAGAACAATGATAATATCGTCGATGATGCCAGGGCAACAGAGGACGAGCTTGTCAAGGTATATAATGACTATCTTAAGAAGATGCAGGCCTCTCTCGAACTTACACGTCAGACAAATGCAAGAAAAACGCAGAATGACTATAACAATGTTATCAAGAACTTTATAGCGGCAGCGGATGCAGGCTCGAAAACGGCAGGCTGGAACTCAGGAGAGGTATTCTCGGACGAGTTCAAGGATCTTGTGCAGGAGATGGTCGATGAAGGCTTCGATATCTCGGAGCTTATCGGCTGGGGCAAAGACTCAGGTATCTTCGTCGGCGATGTATTCGGCGGAAATTATGAGGAAATAGTTCAGAAGCAGATAGATGCAGGCTTCGATGTTTCCAAGCTTCTTGAATGGGGAGCTGAAGCAGGCGTACTCTCTGCGGCTGAATACGTTAAGTTCTTTAAGCAGAACGTCAAGAACGAGCTCAATAGCTTCTTTGAAACTGATGTCAAACCAACTGTTATGGGCCCTTTGACCTTTGAAGAATCAAATAGTAGGCGCGGCTCAACAGCATACGGACCACAGAGATATGCACTCGGAGGATATATCCCTCTCGGAAGTGAGGGAATCGTCGCCGAAGCAGGCCCTGAGCTCCTTCAGGTGATGAACGGCGGCGTCAAGGTAACGCCGTTGACGAATTCAGCGACGAATTCGTCGGCAGGCGATAAAACGGTTATAAATAACTATTACAATGAAGTTAATGCAACAGTAGGCGACAGCTACGACGTATACAAGCTCGCCGAAGATCTCGCCGAAGCCGAGAAATACATAAAGATGGGAAGGGGTGAGTAAATGAGCACATTTACATACAATAGCGTGACGAGTGACGAGCTCGGCCTGATAATCACGAATACAATAGTCAGGCCGACATGGGCGCCGGAGATAGAGTTCACTCCGATTATCGGAAGGCCTCGCCTGAATCCCTTTGTTAAGTCATACTATAATAATGAGCGGCTTATCGTCAGAGCTGTTATAGCTGACGCAATTCCTGCGAAGGTAAGGCAGATATATAACGCTCTGCGCGGCAGCGGTGAACTGATAATATCAACAGCTCCGAATGAGTTCCTCAATGTATATCCTCACCTTCCTGTCCCCGAAGCCAAAGCTATAATGATGGCGGAAATGCCTATCGAGTTCGAGTGTGAGCCCTTCGCATACTCTACGACTCAGCAGGTCGTTAATATAACATCTGCGACAAGCTATCAGACTATCAACTACGGCGGCACAGCGTTCTGTGATCCTCAGATAGCATATACAGCGAGCAAGGCATCGACACTATTCGACTGCAACGGTAAGAATATTACCGTCATAACTCCCTCAGAGATAGTACAAGCAGGATATCCGAGCACATATATCATCACACTGGACTGTGAAGGAGAGCTCGCGTACTACACGAAGCCGAACGGCGACAAAGTCGCCTGCACTGAGCTGACGCACGGCTCTTTCCCGAGGCTTCATGAGATGGAGAACTATATCCTTCATGACGGCGTGAGCGCTGCTTCGCTCACATACAGGGAGAGGTGGTATTAATGTCCGAAGTAAGGGAATATACAGGAACGACTCCCGTTAAGATCGGAATGGATAACACGCAGTTCATCGACTGGAGCTTGACAGGCCGAGGAGCTGGCGTAGGAATAACAAATGAGAATTATCTCCCGGTATCACAGACTTCTGTGCCGAACGGACAAGCTGAAGGCACAGCATACTATGGAACTGTAACTACGACTATTGACAACGGCATTATAAAAGTCCCTAATAATCGTGATCCGTCTCAATGGTGCCATATCACATGTGATGTCACATTACACATAGGCTGGACTACCTACGGCGTGGATGACAGGCCAGTGAAGTATCAGTATTGTCAATATAAGATTACGCTCCCAGCTGGAAGCTATAAGTTCATTGTTGAAGGCTACGATAATAATGTGAAAGCGTGGAATGGAATATATCTGACACGTTGGAGCGGTAACGGCGGGAAGCCACAGTGGGGCTTGTTAGATAGTAATAATAATAAGCTTGCATTTGAGGAATTCGATAAGTCTCTATATACAAATGTCGGATGGCTTCACTTTGAATATCCTTTTACTCTACAACAGGAAACTGACTTAGGCATTTACTTTATGGGAATGGACTTCCAAACGAGATATCAGATAGTTGATGCTGACGTTGAAGCCGAAGAGTTCACGATGCAAACGATATTTGGCACTGTATCAGGTATTACTTGCTGGGATGCCTACGGCGCACACATTCCGCTCAGCATATACTCGTCAGCTGGGGACTCGAGAGACTATGACTTCTATGTGCCGCATAAGCTTGTCGCAAATGAGAGTATATCATATACTTCGACAGGCCAAGCTCTTACAGGATATATCGGAGATACAACGATAGCGGTCAATACTGAAGTATCGCCTATGCTGTACATCAAATATACAGGCGATCCTCCGAACTTCTATGCAGTTGAACGTCCTGAGCAGATCAATGTCTATGACGTCAACGAGCCGCAGGACGGCTTCGATCATAACGGAGTTGCAATTCTGATGCCTTATGAAGTAATATCTCAGAAAGAGGATAAAGGCCGCTGGGATGTCACTCTCAAGCATCCGATTGATCCTTATGGTAAGTGGACTTATATAGTCGGACAGAACGTGCTCAAGATTCGAGGGCAGCTATTCAGAATCGATCAGACTGAGATAATAGCTGATACAAATAAGGAATATATATCAGCTCACGCGAATCATATCACTTATGACCTTAAGGACTATTGGATAACAGATGCTCAGTTCACAGTCGAAGACGGAAACAGCTATATCACGCAGCTATGGACGCACAGGATCACGGACTTTCCGAATCAACAGCCTACAATTGGCGACTACAACTTCTCTGTTACTTCGGACTTGACAGGGCACATCGATGCCTCTCTCAAAGACCAATCTTTCATTGAAGCTCTATTCGGTGCTGATAACAGCATGATATCAAGATATGGCGGCGAACTGTATCGAGACAACTTTACGCTCTCTATTAATCAGACTATGGAACACGCTCCTTCGGGCAATGCGTTCTCTCTCCGGTATGGCACGAATTTGACAAAAATAAGCTTCAAGATTGATTATTCTGACTGGGTGACTAACTTAGTATGTGTTGATAATAACGGCGATTTTTGGGCCATATGGTACGGCGGCATATATCTCCCACATCATCACAAGACTAAGAGGCTGCACTTTACTTATGACCTGAGTGATCCTTCCGAGGGCATCGACAGGCTCATAGCTGACGGAAGCGCTTATTGGTATACTGTCAACACTCCGCAGATATCAATAGAGATCGGCGTTGCGAATATAAAAAACGATCCGAAATATGCTGACTTCTTGAACTTGCAAAACTTCGATGTAGGCTATAAGGGCATAATATACGTCGAACATCTCGGAATCAATGTAGAAATGAAGATAGCAGCTATCAAGAGGGACGAGCTGACAGGCGAAGCAATTCAGATCAAGCTCGGCAGCACAAGAGGCTCGCTCATACGCTCAACTGTAATGTCTCAGACTATAGTATCTCCGAATTCTGTCGAGGGTAAGAACGTTGACAACAACAACGTGCTTCAGGACGAGCTCTTCGATATGCACACTCGCCTTATGTCAACTAACTTAAGCATGATGCAGGGATATACAATTAATGAGATATCTCAGAGAACTATATCAGAACTGGAGGGCACATAATGGCAACAACATACACGCCGAACTATAATCTCGGCAAGCAGGAAGACTATTCGGACAAGTTTGATATGAGTGTCATCACGGACGATATGGACATAATCGACGCTCAAATGAAGGCGAATGCCGATGCAGCTGCGGCAGTCACTCCGACGGTAGAATCGTCAACGATAGACAATACCGCACTTGCAAGCTTTTACAGCGGTATCAAGGCCGGCGAGCTTGCAGCGGAGATCACAGGTTCCAGTGCCGAATACGGCATTGTGAGAGCATATATGCTGTCAGAGACTGAATCGATGCAGATAGCAGAAGCTGTTGACGGCACGAGGAAAACAAGATACTATACCAGCTCGGCATGGTCCAGCTGGGTATAATTAGGAGGAATATCTATGAATGAAGAATTAAGACCTTACGGCACTGACAGCACGGATCCGCCTGAGGAGCCGCTGACAAGAGAGGAACAGTATTTATCCGCAATTGCAGGAGTGACATCGTCAAGCGATATCCCTCCTAAACCTCTGACAAGAATTGAGAAGTATCTTAATAAGATCGTCGAGAACGGCGGCGGAGGCGGTGGCGGCGGTACCACTAACTACAATGAGCTTAGCAACAGGCCACAAGTTGAAAACAAAACACTCGAAGGAAATATGTCGTTATCAGATCTTGGAGCTCAGGCGGCGCTTGATACTGATCAGATGGCAGCAGTCAATTCGGGAATATCTTCGGCAGATGTCGCTCAGATCGGAACGAATAAAAACGACATTTTAACGCTTCAGGGGAAAGTCAAGGCACACTCAGCAGGCGGCTCTAACTATGATGTAATCAATGGTATCAGAGTGTACGTTTCGGCAACAGCTCCCACAGGTGACATTCCGACAGGAAGTATATGGATAGGTGGGTGAGCTAAATGGCTGATTCTAAGAGAAAAACGGCTAATTTGTTCGATAAGAACAACTATACGTTTAGTCATTTATACGTTGCAGGTGATAATAAGATATACTCATCTGATACAGTATGCGCCTTTATATTGAACTGCGAACCTAATACTACATATACCATAGCAAAGATGATAACATCAAGGTTCATACTATGGTCTATGGCTAATTATCCCGAAGTCGGCGGCACATTTACAGTAAGAGAAGCCGACAATACGGCGGCTGAACTGACAATTACAACGGGCAATGATGACCATTATATCTTGTTTATGTTTGAATACACAAACAGTAGTCAAGAAGCTGTCACAGAGCAGGTTGCTAATACTGTTATGTATAACGAGGGCAATATTGCATTACCTTACGAGCCTTACGGTTGGCTTCACTCCCTCCGCAAGCAATGCACAGCCACCGAAACCATACAGTCAGGTGACACTATCTATGCAGACGGTACGGCAATAAGCACATATACTATCAAGGGCAATACAACGCAGTCAGGCACACCGTCACCGAGTAATCCTGTTGATGTTAATGGTGTTGGGGAGAGGACGGAGCAGTTAGTTCCCGACATATCAACTTCTAACGGTTGGCGAAAGGGCTATCTGAGTAATGGAAACTATATGCCTACACAGTACTATGGAGAATGGCTTAGTCCTATGGTATCACTTAACGGTCTGACTGAATTTACCATAAGCGCAAAGCCGACAAGTAATGCTTCAATGTCGGTGTATTGGTTCGACGGTTCAAATTATTTAAGTCAAACAAATGCAACAGACTATACAGGTTCAACATTTGATACAATACCAAGCAATGCAACACAACTCTGTTATGCTATAAGAACAGGCGTTAATGGAGATACACCACCAGAAGGTTGGTGGACAATGCTCAACTCAGGTTCAACCGCCAAACCTTATGAACCCTACGGCTATAAAATCCCGATTTCAAACAATTCGACCACAACGCCGATTTATCTGGGAAGTGTGCAGAGCACAAGACGAATTGAAAAGATAATATATAAAGGTTCTGATGATGAGAATTGGAGTAAATCGTCAACAGGTTATAACGGATTTTATATTGCAATTCCTAATCATGAAGCAAGTACACCTCTTTACTGCAACATGGCACAATATAGTGCTGATGGTGCGTTGTATAGAACAGCTCCGTGGTATTGTGTGTCAGACTGGACATTTGGTATATCTACGGATAGTACTGTAATTGGTGGAACAACTATAGAAGATTGGAAAGCATATTTAGCGACTTTGTATGCTAATGGTACTCCACTAACTATATGGCATATTCGTCCCGAAGTTAATACTATTATTGGTATAGTTAATGAACCTTTGTTAAAAATAAGTGATGTTTACGATATTATAACAGGCTCACAAACGTCTATATCAATCCCCACAACGGACGGAGCTAACACGATAACGGTTGACACCACAGTACAGCCGAGTGAGTTCACAGCGACTTGGACGGGGTGGCATGATGCAAGTGTCAAGGAGTGGGACGGTACAGATTGGCAGTAATGCTAAAGCAATAAAATGAGAGTTTCATCGCGTCCCTAAAGTGACAAGTTGGCACTCGAAAATACGCCCAATCAGAGTTAACATGGCCTCTGAAGAAGAAGCAGGCTAATACCTGCGGAGAATGCCCGGCCAGCATGGAACGATTGCAAGGGCTTGCGTTCCAATTACACATAATAACGCGCGCGAGTGTAAGATTAACACGCGCGTGCGTTAAATGTGCATTAAATGAGCGTTTAATTAGCGCGAATGATGTATAGAGAGGAGCTGAGAGCATGCAGTACGTTATCATGCTCATAATTGTAGCATGGCTGGCTATAGCTGACTTTGTAACAGGCTTAATAAAAGCCTATGTGACTGGAACCTTAAACAGTACTAAGATGCGCAAAGGCGGAGTGAACAAAGTCGGCGAGCTCATGGTTATGACCACAGCCTGCGGACTGGAGGCAGGCATTAAGGCCCTCGGGAAGTATTACGACACCTCAAAGGAATTAGCGGCAATTACCGGAACAGCAGCGGCAATACTTGTCTTCGGTTATATAGTCATTATGGAACTCGTTTCGATATTAGAGAACTATGCCGAGATCAATCCTGACTCGGCAGGATGGATCACGAAGCTGCTCAAGCGGCTTAAGAATAATAATAATGACAAGGAGGATAAATAATGAATAGTCCTTACTGCGGAAAATTCAAAGTCACTCAGACCTTTAAGAAGGCACAGCATGACGGCCTTGATCTTGTCGGCATCGACAGCAAAGATATTCATGCGACGGCATCCGGCAAGGTGGTTTTTGCGGGCTGGGAGAATCCTGCCAACTTTAAGCAGGGCTTCGGCCAGTACGTTGTAATTCTCGCTGACGGTAAATATTATCACTACGGGCATCTTTCAGAGATTAAAGTAAAAAAAGGCGACTCCGTAAAGATAACTGACGTTATCGGCATCGAGGGCAGCACGGGAAACTCGACAGGCTCACACTGCCATTATTGCATAAGAACAAGTCTGAGCCCGGGAACCTTCCTCGACGTCAATTCAATATCAGGGATCCCTAACGTGCTCGGCGGCGTATACGATGACGGATATCGGCCCGGCGTAAACAAGCCCGAGAAGAAGACGGTCAAAGTTACACTGGAGTATGACGATCACAAGTTCAGCGGCTTGCTGGAAGAGATATAAAGATAAGCCCCTCTATCAGAGAGGGGCTTTCTTATTTGATATTATCTGGACTTGCAGAATATCGGGATATTTATAATTACATATCCGTGTTCGTATAAAGTCTCTTGTGGTGGACTGGACGAGACTTTAGGCGAACACTTGTCGCCTAAAGTCAAACGCCGAATTTTAGCGGAAATCTTTTCGGGGGATTCTCCATCAACATCAAACAATCTGAAATATACCGTGATATAGTCGCCGTTTAATTCTATTCTCTTAACTATTGTCGTTAATAAAGCCTCAGATGGTTCATCAGCAAGGCACTTGACAGCTGCGACGAACATTTCCTCGGTAAGTTCCGGAGCTCTTGAACTCAGTTCTGTCTTTTTAATGAGCAATAACTTCTTACGCTCTTCAAGCTCAGTAACCTTAGCACTAACAGCTGGGGAATTAAGACCAGCAAGGATAGCGTTTACAGCATTGGTCAACTGCTTCTCAATATCTATTAATTCTTTTTTTATACAATCAAGTTCAGAGGTATCAGAAATTTGGTTCTGATACTCTTTATATGCAACTTTGGCAACGTTTATCATTCGTTCTGAATGAAGATATTCTTCTATGGCTTCAAGAGTAGCTTTCTCAAGAGATTCAGCACTAACGGAATGGCAATGACATTTATAATAATTATATATTTTCCCTAATTTGCCTGTGCCTGATTTACCTGTCATTCTCTCTCCGCATTCGCCACAATAGAGAAGCCCGGATAAAATATAATCATAATTGTTAGAATGTCTATGTTTTTGTTTTGCTTTTCCTAATTTTTCTTGGACTTCATTAAATACGCTTTTATCGATAATCATAGGGCAATTGCCTCCTTCAGGAACTCCTTTAATTTTAAAATGCCCTGTATATCTCTCATTATGTAGAATTCTACTAATAGAGTTTTTGCCGAAAAGGTTGCCTTTAGAAGTCCTATAGCCTGAATTATTGAGCTCTCTTGTAATATCAGCAAACGTATTTCCACTCTGATATAAGCTGAAGATGTGTCGAACGATATTAGCTTCATTTTCATCGATAACAAGGATCCCGTCAGGGCCTACTTTATAACCAAGGCATACAGTTCCTCCGAGATGCTTTCCTTTGATGACACTTTCACGCATTCCTCGCCGAATCTTTTGAGATAGTTCTGCCGAGTAATACTCGCTCATTGCTTCGAGCAAGCCTTCCATAATAATACCTTCCGGGCTATCGGTTATCTTTTCCATAGCGGATAGCAAGCGTATACCTCTCTGCTTAAGCTTGGCCTTATAAATGGCACTGTCATACCTATTCCTTGCAAATCTATCTAATTTATATACAATAACATAATCTATTTCGAGAGTTTTACAGTCATTTATCATTTTTTGGAATTGCGGCCTATGATCTGAAGTGGCAGAGACAGCTCGATCAATATATTCTGAAACTATTGTTATATCTTCTCGCTCTGCGAACTCGTGGCAGCATCTCATTTGACCTTCAATAGACTGCTCGGACTGCCGATCAGAACTGTATCTATAATAAGCAATAGCTTTTTTCATATTTCACCTCGTTTCTCTTGCGTTATGCAAGAGATTTTTCTTTTATTTCATAAAATTCAATACTATCAATCATCTTCATAACTACATCTTCTCGGCTTTCATAAAAATAAATAGAACCATTTACTTTATCAGCATCGAATTCGATTATTTTTCTTCCTTTTGAATCTTTAGGCTGTAAAAGAATATAAGCTTGCCCGTTTTTTACAAAAGTATCTTCAATCTCATAATCTGAGTACATTTCCCGAATTATTTCATCATCTGAATTTTGATACCCTTTTATCTTTTCTATTAATTCGTTTTGTGTCAATTTAAAAGAAAATTGATTGTATGCGGAGGTTATAGATATTTGAGATGATCCGTTACAATCCCAATAAACAGAAGTCATGAATCCGTTTATATTTTCTCGTTCATTCCAATTAGAATTTTTAGAAATTTTAAAATAATCACATTCCCAAAAAGAATCAAGCGTATCATAATCTGCTTTGCTGCTCTGTTGATTTTGACGAGTTGAACATGACGATAATATAATAATCAGTACACTTGCTATACAAGAAAACCTTTTTTTCATGTTTGAATCCCCCCTTTTAATTATTTCAGACAGCTTTTATAATTTTCTTCACAACACCGATAATATTAAGCTGGCTCTCGTTTATTCTTAACTCGTCATTGTATTCTGAATTTGCAGGCTCAAGGATTATATCCGGGCCTTCACGATGAGCTCTTCTTACATAAATGGGCTTTTTGCCCTCGATTGTTACTGCGATAATGTCATTCTTCCTAAAAGCTTTTTGCTTGTGGACTACGACGGTATCTCTGTCATTAATCTTAGGAGCCATTGAGTCACCTGTTACTCTAATGGCTATAGTCTCTCGTGCTTCTTTGTTCGTTTCAAATAAATCCGGGAATTGATCTTCAACTTTCCCACTCAGATACTGCTCAGCTGTACTATATAATGGGATTACAGTCAAAATAAGTCCACTTATAGTTTTTATTTCCTCATATGAATTAGCTTGAGAATAGATTCCGAGTAATTCGTCTGAAGATATATTCAATACAGAGCATATTTTCAGAATCATATCGGTATGCATATCACGCTCGCCAAGTTCATATGAAGCGTAAGAACGCTGAGCAATTCCAAGCAAATTTGCCATTCCTTGCTGAGTGAGGTTCGCCTCAATCCGCTTTTCTTTAAGCTTATTGCAATCAATTGCCATAATATCACTTCCTTTTAATTGCATTATAGCACACGGAGTGCGTAAAAGTCAAGTGATTTTTAATAATTATATTATTTGTTAAAAACTGCCAAAAAAAAAAAAAAAACAGTTAAAATTTGTGTTAAAATATGAATAGACAAATAGCTCAGAATGAGATATAATAATTAACATAGCACACAAAGTGCTAAAACAAAGGAGGTATAGATTGGCATGGAACCGATATTTATGAACATTAAAGCTGAAACCATACGCAGAGGATTAACTATGGAATGCGTATGTAAGGAAGTAGGAATCGGAAGAAGAACTTATTATGGATGGCGCAAAAAAGGAAAAATACCTTCGGCCTATGCCGTGAAATTTGCTCGCTTTTTTGGAATTCCGACAGATGAATTGATTGGACTTTCCTCGCAAGAATCCTTCGGGGGTGACGTCCACGATCTTTAAGGGGGAATAATCGTGAATAAAAATGCGGTAAATGGTATGATTGATCTTGTTCTCGCATATTGGACGCCGGAAAGAAAAGAACTATGGAAAGAATATCAGGGGAGCGATAAATCGCTGAACTGGCGATCCTTTGAGAAGAAAAACAGGAACAAAAAACGGCTATCATAAAAGGATGTGAAATTAATGAAACTAACAGACGAAGAAAAGAAGGAAATCGTCACAAATATACGCGAGGCAAAGGACAAGAGGAAACAAGTACAGATTGAGGCTGATCTTCATTGCGTATCCAAAAGAGATGTAAAAGATATCATGAAGGAATACGGGATCAGTTTAAGGATCCTCAACGGCGAGAACTTCTGCAAGAGTGAGAAGCAGGAGGAGCAGGCGGTTGAGCATGATTGGGAAGATATGGCAATTCCTCCGCTTGAGCCTCCGGTTAAGGGAAAAGTAAAATATAAGAAGCCCGAGATAATCGACGTTCAGGACATTCCTAAACAAACGGAGCAGGCCGAAGAGAGCAGAAAATTAATTGAAAACGCTGCCGATAGTCCGAAGATGCTTCGGGACGTTCCTGCCGAAGATGTGCTATTCATAGGCCCACATATCTTGGAAGACGATAAGATTATAGATGCTTTAGGCAAGAAAATACACGACCTTGCGGAGCGTAGACGTGGGCTTGTGGCTGAGGTAGAGCTAATAGATATTAGGCTGAGGAAATATTCATATTTCTGTCAGGACTTAGCAGAAGTTATCGAAAGCGAGGGCGTCGAGGTATGAGCGAAGAGAAAAGAAAAAAAGTTGATTTTGTCGAAAAAACACTTCAGGACTTCATCAAGAGCATAGACGATAATATTGAGAGTGTTTCATATAATACTGTTGATACTGCTTCATATGAGCTCGAATATGTGCTCCTATTATGGCATAGCGGATATGAACGCAGGGTATACATCGATGGAAACGATCATGCAGCGATAGCTCGGGACGTACTGAGGATATTTTGATATGAAAATAAAAATTAAGGATATTGCATTTGAAAGCAACCCTGAAAAGGGAAGTGCAAAACTTATTATGAAAGAATCCTCAACGGAGTATAAGAATGCACTTGAAGCTTGGAATGCTTTTTGGAACGCAGCGCGGAGAGCTTATGAGACACAGCTTCGAGATGAACTGGAAGCTCACGGCTTCAGCCGCTGGACTGGAATGAAAGCAGGCGAAGATGACATATAAGGAATTAAAAGATGCTTTTATGAACGATAGTCCTGTTAAGTTTCGCGGAGCACGCTATCCGAGCATAGAAGTGATTACTCTGCGGAAGGACAGGAAAGCTCAAGCCTTTATTATTACTGCTACGCTTGCAGATCCTTGCGGAAGGTCGGAAGTGACTGTATTCGGGAAGGACGTGCAGCCGTGCGATTGATAGCGGATATATTATCATATCCTATTATCATTATAACAATCGGAGCTATGTTGCTTGTCCCGATTGAAGTATTATTAGAGTTTCGTCGGGATAAACAGGAATATGAAGCGGCTCGGCAGAAAATAGAGGCAGATATAAGGATATGGGAAATCATAGCCAAGAACTATGATGATATCGAGAATGCTTGTGAAAAAGGATATGCTATCGCAAGACTTGTCATATATCATCATCGGCTTGATGTGCTTGATGACTTTTACAAAAAAACGGGAATGTCCGGTCAACCGGACTGAAAGGAATGTGAAATCATGACAAAAGAACAATATTTATCATACTTTGGTGGGGAAATAAGCGGCGCAAAACAAGAAGTTATCGCCCCTTCGGTGGCGGATGCATTAAGCAAGTTCTGCGCTCAGGAGCCTGAGTTCGAGCAGGCAGTGCTCCAAAGCGGCAAGACTTTTCAGGAATGCCTTGACAGTGTGGCAAAAGGCATCGGAAGAAGTATATCAGATCTTGATGTATACCGCAGCGCTGTCAAGTTTTACTTCAATACAGCGACGGTACACTTCCACATGACGATTGATCTGAGTGGCGACAACGGAGCTCCGCCTATTGTTATGACCGAAACCGAGAACAAGACTCTGAACGTGTCTCTTGATGATCTTCTTGACTTCTGAGGCACAACATGGACAATTCATTTGTGAATGTTTTAGCTTATAGGGACGAAATAGAGGGATTAATGCCTCAATTCGTTCTGTATAGGCGAGGCTTCGGGAATCCGTATCTTGTTGGCTACGGCGATTACTGCGAATCTGAGCGAAACAGGAAACTCACAGACTGCTATTGTACGGCCTGCCGTACTCGCTATGAGGACGGCGTAAGGAATCCAAAGGAGTACAAGCACTTAGAAATCGGAACCTGCGCAAATTGTGGAACGCCTGTCGAATTCAGACAGATGAACCGAGGGCGCTCCACTTTCTATTATTCAAAGAACTTTGCAGTCTTTGAAAATGTCGGCGATAGAGTGCGGATTGAGTGCATCGTAGCATACATGAAGTTCATAGATGACGAGCTCCAGCCTGAGATTGACAGCTATACAGTGACGAGATATGAACTCATGCCAGGGAAAGCAGTTCAATATTGGTGTACTTACGACGGGGAAAAATATGTATGGAAGCCGAAGAAAAGCAGAGCGATAGAGCCTAACTTTGCAAGAGGATTCTTTTGGAGAGATAGCAATTACACGCTTATTAATGAAGAAGCTGTCGGGAAAAGCTTCCTCAGGTATCTATTTAAAGATGAACAGCTCCCTTCAATGTATATAACATGGTTATGCAGATATGCAGAACATCCTCAGCTCGAGTATTTCCTGCACGGTGGCGTCCCTAAGATAGCAATGGACTATATCTATAAAGGCATGAAGACTCGCTTGAATTGGAGAAGCAACGACATGAAGAAAATTCTGCGGCTCAGCAAGCCCGAGCTTGAATATTTTGTGAAGCAAGAAGGCAGAGGGTACGCAGGATATATCAAGTTTCGCAAAAGCTTTTTTTGTGGCAAAACTCCCGAGGAGACAGTGAAGTATTATGAAGAGTTCGGCAACAGCAGGAGCTATGTCGAAGAAATCGAGGAACTGACAAAGCTTCCAAGGAAAAAGATAATGGATTATGTACTCAGAAAACAGAGTCAGCAAGGGACAGCTTTCTTTCTAATATGCTATCGTGATTACCTGCGCGAGTGTGAGATCCTCGACTACGATATGGAATCGACTGCGATAATAATGCCGAAAAACGTTTTTGCAGCTCATGAAAAAACCTCAAAACTTATCTCCGAAATTGAAGATGATAAGATAAATCTTATATTAAAAAGAAACGATAAAAAGCGCAAGGACCTTGAAACGGTGGACATGGAGCTCGGCCTGATCCTGCGGCTGCCTTGTTCCGTGAAAGAGATCTCCGACGAAGGCGCTGCGCTTAATCATTGTGTCGGCGGCTATGCTCGGCGGCACGCAGAAGGGAAACTATCTATCATGTTCCTTCGCAAGCTCGGCCATAAAAGCGAGCCATACTACACTATGGAGGTATCGAATGACCTTGAAATAGTGCAATGCAGAGGCTATAGAAATAATAATGCTGGAAATCCTAAACCCTATGAAATAGAGCTATTTGAGCGGAGATATACCGAATATCTTGAAAAAGTGAAAACGCAGCGACTTAAGGAAAAGCAGAAGGCGAAAAGGAAAGAGAAACGACAGAAAGCAAGCGCTGCGGCTTAAGCTTTAGAAAGGAATTAAAAATGGCTGATTATATAAGCAGAGAAGATGTTATAAAGAAAATTGCAGAGGTACAGGATAAGGCAACGACAGGAACGGAAGATGTCACCTATTATCGAGCTATAAAGATTATTCGTGATATGCCAGCAGTAGGCGTACAGCCTGTGAAGAGTGGGCATTGGGAGAATACAAACACACCTAATCACCTACGATGCAGTAAGTGCGAGATTATTCATTTTATAGCCCAATATCCACATGGAGAAATAAACTTCTGCCCTAACTGCGGAGCAAGAATGGACGGTGAGCAGAATGACGATTGACGAAGAAATAAAACATCAAGAGGAAATATCAGACCGTTATGCAAGAATGACTGAGTATGAAGAAAATGAAGGAAATGAAGGCATAGCGAAAGATTGTGCTCAGTGTGCCGCAGACCATAGACAGCTTGCCGAATGGCTGACGGAGCTGCAAGAACTTAAGTTGCAGATAGCAGCTCCGAGGCTTGGCAGCATTGAAGAATATCATTACGAGTTGGCAAAATGTAAGGCGGCATTTTGGAGTTGTAATAGGAGCTGTATGGACGCAAAGGAACAGTACAGAAGAAAAGCTGATGAACTGAGAAAAGCTCAGCAGCAGATAGCAGAGTACAAGCGACTTCTGAAAGCTGCACTGGCGGATATGAACAATGGCGGTTGTAATAGTAACTGTTATAAATGTAAATATTGTGGAGTATGTGACTATAGCGAGCGTTTTACATGGAAACTCACCGATGAAGCCGAAAAGCTGATAGGAGGTAGTGAATAAAATGGCGGAAATGAAGTTTGATATAAAAAAGGTTGTTGACGGCGCAATAAAAGAATTTAAACATCAAGGCTATAATGTATCAAAATGGATAAGCTGCAAAGATAAAATGCCCGATGATAACGAGATCGTATTGTTTTGTTATGTTAGCGATAATGGGGTTAAATCTGTCCACTATGGATATCACCAAACTATAAAAGGGATTGGCAGTTCATGGGCTAAACCAAGCGGCGGCTGGCAATATGCCGATGATGACGTGACACACTGGCAACCCTTACCAGAACCGCCAAAGGACGGTGAGCAGAATGACTGAATATATTGATAAGCATGAGGTCGGGGCAAAAATACAGATGATGTATATACGCCGTGAAATGGATTACGGCGGCGAAAACGACTTTTGCAGAGGTATGCGGAAAGCATTACGTATTATAGAGAGCGCAACTGCTTTACAGCCATTGAATGACATACAACAGCAGATAGTGGATTTCAAGAAAGCTGTAAAGTCGGATAATAGCGATTATCTTACAGGATATTTAAGCGCATTGTCAGCGGTCGAAGGCATGATTGACGAAGCAATAAAAAGGTAAATGTACTATAAAAGGAGGTATATATGAATCAAATAATAACAGCTGAAGCAGAGGAGAATTTACTCCCTGCGTCTACAAGAGCGATACAAATAACAGAGAGAATCAGAGCGAACGGCAGAACAGCCGTCAATGCAGTTTGTGCTATAGGTAAGGATCTCCGAACTATGAAGATAGACAAGCTTTATAAAGAACTTGGATATGAGGAGTTCGAGGAGTATGCCGAGAAGGAGTTCCAGCTTAAGCGTTCACAGACATATCAGTACATCTCTGTATTCGAGAAGCTCGGCGAGGAATTCGTGCAGAGCAATGCGCAGCTCGGAATTACTAAGCTTGCTCTTTTGGCTACGGCGAATCCTGAGGATCGGGCCGAGGTAATGCAGGAGAATAATGTCGCAGGCATTACCACTAAGGAACTCGAAGAGCTCCTATCAAAGTATAAGGAGCAGGGAGAGCAGCTCTCTCTCTTACAAGGGGAGCAGGAAAAGCTCGAAGCTGACCTCACAGAAAAGAAGAATGCCGAGGCCGACAAGGAAAGAATGATATTCGCTCTTAAGCAGAAGATAGAAGAATTGGAGAACGCTCCGAAGGATGTCGAAGTCGCTACAAAGGAGATTATCAAGGAAGTACCTGATAAGAAGACCGAGAAAAAGCTGAAAGACACGGAAAAGGACTTGCTTGAAACGAAGAAAAAGCTTGAAGAACTTTCCCAAAAGTCAAGGGACGAAATTAACGCAACTAAAGCAGAGTATGAAGCACGTATCGCTGAGCTTACATCCAAGGCCGAGAAGCCTGACGAGAACTCAGATAAGACAAGCTTTAAGACCTTGCTTACAAGTGCATATAAGGAGCTCACGGGACTGATAGCATTCATTGAGGAAGCCGACGAGGAAGACAAGGAACTTTATATCAGTAAGGCAAGACAGATCCTCGACTCTGCGAGAGCTTCACTGGAGGATATTTGATGAATGATTATGAAGTCAAAGAGAAAGTGGGAGCGACAAAAGCCCGGACTGTAAGCAGGATCCCGGGTGCAAGTCCTCAGCTGAGCAAGGATATATTTGCCTCTGTCGAGATGGGCGTTTCTTACGGACATTATATGTGGCTTAAATATGAGAAAGAGGAAGCAGAGTATTATAAGAAGTACGGAAAGCATAGGAGAAGGATATGATAAGCCGTGAGGTAATATGCTCGCAGTATTCAAGCTGTCTTTCCTGCCCTCTTTCAAGCTCGCTCACGGGCACGGACTGCCGTTTGCTTACGCAGGCGGAACTTTACAATATTATGATTTTTGTCCGCACTCTTGAGGGACTCCCTATTATGTTCAGGCTTTCAAGCTTAGAGCGGCTGAGAGGTGAGAGAAAAATGTATATAAATAATCAATGGCTGGAAGAGCCTGAAATCAAATCATATATCGAAGAATTGAAAGAGGTTTTGAGACTCGCGGTTCATGATTTGAAGCGGGCGAACTTCGGGAACTGTTCAACATGTGCTTATAGTATAGAGAATACCGGAGTTAAATGTTCGCTTGATTGTAAATACGAATGGAGGTATGCCGAAAGAGTATATAAGCTTCTCGGAGGTTATGATAACTAATAATAAAGCAATAAAAAGCAAAGCAAGGAGGAACGATATGCTTTTATTCATTGCAGGGATGTCGATAGGCGGCGCGGTAGGCTTCTTAGTCGCAGCCTTTATCATTGGTGCAAAAGATGATAATGAAAAACGATAAGTACAAGCGGTATTCATGGAGAGATGATAAATGTGTTCATTGCAAACATTTCCATGAAGCCAAAGGCAATGAGCGGCTTCCAAGATGTGATAATGCCGGTTATCAGCTGCCGCTCCACAGAACCATAATAAAATGCGGCCATTACCAGCCGAGACCGAAGAAAGCAAGGTGATACTCGATGATTGTATTATTATGTGTTGGCTGCGCTCTTGGCGGCTTCCTCATAGGCTTATCGCTTGCGGAAAGGATAGCAGAGCATAAGCTTGAAGTAATGAGACTGGAAGCAGGCCTCAGCATGGATCCATCGGACGCTGAAGCCATTGACAAGAGAGCCCGTGAATGGGAATTATTATTTAAGGATAATGAAGAATAAGAAACCGAAATAAAAAAATACCGAAAAGAGGAAAAATCAAATGAGAAGTAAAAGGATAGAGCTTCACGATGAAGTAAAATTATCACAAGTAAACGAAGAAAACTTAAAATTATTGCAGCGATACAAGGTTGACATGGTTATGAGGAACCTATCAGAGGGAACTCAAAGGCATTATATTCTTGATTTGCAACAGTGGTTTATATGGAATCTTGAAAATCAGGGGAATAAAAGTGTACGTGAAATGAACGATGATGACATCACAGAATTTCTTTACTTTTGCAAGAGTGAAGGAAACAACTCTGAGCGTATAAAAACAAGAATAGCAGGGATATCGGCGTTTTTCAAATTCCTGCGAAAGAAAAGACTGATTGTAGAGAATCCGACTGAATTCATTGACAGGCCGAAGCGAGGAATGCCGGTAGCTGTTCAGACATTTCTCACGCCTGAGCAAGTAGCACTTATGCGAGAAAAGCTTATTGATACACAAGATATACAGCTGAGACTATTTGCTATGCTGTCACTCTCGACAATGGCAAGAGCGCAGGCTATTGCCAGCATCAAATGGAATCAGATTGATATTGAGAAAAAATGCATCTATGGAGTTCTCGAAAAAGAAGGAAAGATAGTTGACCTATATTTCTCAGATGAAGTAAAATACCTGCTTGTGCAGCTGAAACTTTTGCGTGAATCAAGGCGGCATAGTGATTATGGCTGGCTATTCTATACTGGAAGATGTACTGAGAACAAGCATATTAATACAAGCACTTTAAATTCATGGTGTAAGAAGATCGGTCAACTGATTGGAGTTCCGACTTTACATTGCCATGACTTCAGGCATTCGGGAGCGACTATTCTCAAAAATGCAGGTATGCCGCTTGAAGATGTTAGTGTTCTGCTCAACCACGAATCGACACAGACAACTAAGAAATTCTATATCAAGGAAGATACTGCGAGAATATCCAGCCTTAAGGGTAGGTATAATATATGAGGCAGAAATACAAGCTCGGCAAAATTCCAAAAGATATAAAATATACGCCTGAGTATGGCTGGGTAAAGCTTCTCCCTTGCGGAATGTATGATACAGTATACAGAATAGAATATGAATATGTATCACCGATAAGCTGGGAACATAAAGAGCTGAAGGTTGGAAAGCGTATATATTCCGCCTTAGTACTTGAAAAAGAAATGAGGCGAAAAGAAGTAGTAAGCGCTGAAGTGATCGGAGTGAAGATGCATGAAGGCTATTATAGTCTGATAGGACGCTCTGTATGGTTATCTGAATCTGATGCGAGAAAAGCGCTGCGCGACTGGCTTGGGAAGCTCAAAAGGTAAACATATACCGCAGGGAGAAACGTTCTCCCTGCGGAAAGCCGAAAAACGGCTATTTTTTATAAAACAGTTTAGCACTCTACGGGCTACAAGTGCGAAAAGGAGTACAAATATGCCATTAATGAAAAAATGCTTGTGCGGTAATATCGCAGAGAGACATAAGGATTCAAACGGGAAATGGTTCGTATATTGCGAGAATTGTTCCCTTGCATTCGGAATTGATATGAAACCCTGTGAGATGTATATGCCCGGTACGGGAGCAGCAGTCTTTGACACAGCGGAGCAGGCAAGGCTTGCATGGGATGACTGGACAGATTCTTTCAGAAAAGAATAAAGCGGAGCCTTGAAAAAGGTATTTTAAAGGTTCAGAAAGGAGCGATTATGAGCGACAACGTAAGACGTTTAAGAACGGCAAGAGACAACTTGCACAAGCTTGAAGATAGAGGAATTGTTGAGAATAATCTGACAATGGAACAGATAACTGCCATCAGAATAGCCGAGTTTGCAATTGACGAAATTTGTTCAACAGATGTACAGCCTGTTGATAGGTGGATAAGCGTTAAGGACAGGTTGCCTGATAAGTTTGAAAATGTTTTATGTTATTGTAAGACAACGACAGGCGAGGGCAATGAGTTTATGTTTGGAGCGTACCACAATGATACTTGGTGGTTAAAAACCTGTAGAACATACGCTACACTGGAACAGCCACAAATGCGAGTAATATACTGGATGCCGCTACCAAAACCGCCAAAGGACGGTGAACAGGAATGAAATATGTAATCAGATGTCAATTTGACTGCGTTTATGAAGGTGACGAAAAAGAAGCATTAAGCGATATTGCCGAAGATATCATGTTATACTTTGACGATGTGGAAGAACTAACGCTTGAAAAGATAGGACACATGACCGATGATGGCGATTTTGTAAGAGACCGTGAAGCAATGAAAAGGTAATTATGATGAACGAGAAAAGGTATTTTAAATGTTCACGAAGGAGGATTTGATATGCATTATAAGGCATTTTTAATCACGAAGGAGTTTCCGACAGACGATAGAATTGAGGAAATCATGCGTCCCTATAATGGCGAAGATTACTACTGTCGCAAGGACGAAGGTGCAGATGAGCCGTATCCGATTTTTACATGGGATTGGTATTGCGTTGGCGGTAGATATAATAGTTTCTTTGAGTTAGACATGGAAGGAACTATGGATAAGTATGAATGGAACTATATTAAAGACCGAGTAAATGTAGTATTTAGATCATATCTGTTTGATGAATTATATCATTTGTGCGATGAAAAGAAAAAGTGGTTAATCAGTGAATATAAATTCTATCCTTGTCTCGGCAGTGACAATGATATTCTTAGAGTTGACGGTGGACTTATCTCAGATATGAAAGAGTTTGATATTACTCGTTGCTATATTATCATTGATGCAGAGGGTAATGCTTATACTCGAAGCAGATGGAACGGAGACAAATGGGTAGAAGATGAGAGCTTTGACGATAAGGCAAGAGATTTACTTGAAGTAAGCAAGGATTACTATATTGTCACTGTTGACATACACGATTAAAAGGTAATTTTTGATGATAATAAGGTATTTTAACCATTCATCGAAAGGAGAAAATTATGGATAATGAATATATGCGCCCAATTAATTTATACATGGGTGAGGGTAGAGTGACTGTATCAGGACAGTATGTACTATGGTTACAGGAAATGCTTGACCGAATTGCTGATTTAGCAATTGGTGTACAGGATTATGTAGAAAAATTTAAATCAGCAATACCCCACACTTATCAATCCGCAGTATTAGGCATGGACGTTGAAGGTGCTTTGTATAAGATTAAAGAAATCCGTAGATTAGCCGATTACAAGCAGGAGGGCTGAAAAAATGGCAGAGTATATCGAAAAAACGGAGTTAATAAAAAGGTAATTTCTTTGAAAGAAGGTGAGCAAATGAAACCTTGCTATTATTGCCACGGCAGAACGATCAAGTGCTATCGTAATAATGATCTTACGATAATTGTAAGATGCGAGAAGTGCGGCCATACAGTATCGACTCCGTATCTGACAGAGGACTCAGCCCGGAGCTGTTGGTGTACGGAAATGGCAAGGCTCGAACAGACTGCCGAGAGCAAGGACGTAGCTGACAGCTAAGAGGCTGCGCTCCTATACTATTATATATATAAAAGAACAATGCAAAAAGCAAGTGCCTGATGCTGGCATTTAATAGCTCGTAATGTACCATATAGTTACGACCACATCACGATATTAAGGGGAGAAAAGAGTATGAGACTACTATACCGAGAGACTTACTATACATGCGGAGAATATATCGTCTCACACATCTATCGAGTATTCAGACAGCAGACTTCAAGGGGGAGAAAAGCGAAGCCAACATCTGAGACTCAGCAGAAACTAAATGAGATGAAGTCAAGAGAACATCTTACACGGAAAGCAAATGCAACATTCGCTCACGGATATGATATCAAGCTTGATCTAACATTCAAGGTGAATCCAGTGAGCTATGAAGATGCATACAGCAGACTGAATAACTTCTTCAGGCGTGTGAAAAGATGTAGAAAGAGGAAAGGACTTCCAGCTCTCCAGTACATAGCTGTCATTGAGAAGGGCTCACTGAAAGGCCGCTTCCATTGTCATCTGATCCTCAGTGGAGGATTGAGCCATGAGGAACTGCTTGACTTGTGGGGGCATGGATATATACAAGCCTCGCCTTTAAAGTTCGACGAGAACGGACTTGAAAGGCTTGTCGATTATATGCTCAAGCAGGGCAGGGATATGCCGGGAAAGAAAAAATATCTCTGCTCGAACAATCTGATAGATCCTCACAAGAGACAGAGAGACGGAGTGCTCTCAAACTATAAAGTCAGGGAGCTGAGCCGAGACATTGAGAATCGAGCTGAGTTTGAGAAGCTACATCCCGGCTATTGCCTCTCCGAAGCAAAGGCCTATCAGAACGATATCACAGGCGAAGTATACCTGCATGTGAAATACTATGCAAAGGAGGCGGCGTTCTGTACCAAGAAGAAAAAGAGCAGCAGACTCTCTTCGAGTGGGCGAAGTATGCAGAAGGGCAGCACAAAGAGCTCGCTCTGATGTACCACATACCGAACGAGGGAAAGCGAAGCGTAGTCGCAGGAGCTAAGCTGAAAGCAGCAGGACTCAGATCGGGAGTTCCTGACATTTGCTTGCCGACAGCTCACGGCGGCTTTATCGGGCTGTACATCGAAATGAAAGTGAAGCCTAATAAACCTACAGAAAATCAAAAGCAATGGCTGCGAGCTCTGCGTGAAGCAGGGCACTTCACAGCAGTATGCTATACATGGGAGGAAGCAAAGGACCTCATAGAGGAATATCTTTCACTCCCGAAAACAAGGAAGGATTGTGAACTCAAATGAATGAAGAAAAAGAAATATGCTATTTTTATTCCCCGACTGCAATGATAAGCTGTAGTGTGTTGAATACTTGTTGCACTGGAACTCGCTCACGTAAGCTATGCAGCTTTTTCAAGACTGAACAGGAATTCATCTTCTCAAGGAATGAGGCTGTTCTTAAAAACCGTATGAAAGGGAACTGTGATAAATGCAAATACTCTTCGCAGAAATGCGACTTGATAAAATGCGGAGGTACGGAAGCATGACGCCTGAGATGTACTTAATGCAAGTAAAAGATCTCGACCTGCGGCTTCGCTCACTCAAAGGTGAACTTAATGATGCCGAGAATGAGAATGACGAAGAATATGCTGAGGAACTTCGCAAAAGAATAAATGATGATATCAAACGGTATAAAGAAAGCAAGCTGAAAATACGTGAGGAAATTCAGCAGATAGGGAATGCACGGCTTAGTGTATTGCTTACAGAGTATTATGTGAGGGGGAGAACATGGGAAGAAGTCGCTCGAATGTTAGATTTGAAAGATCCTAAATGGGTAAGAACAACATTACGGGAAAGGGCGTTGAAGCTCTTTGCTGCATCGTTCCCAAAATATTTTTTATAGTTCGCTCATTTGCACCCTCTCACACCCTCGACAATCAAGTTAAAACATGATACAGTAAAATTAAGAAGGCAGGCGGAAAAGCTTCGGGCTATGCTCCGGACGTTCCTTCCGAGCAGCTCAGCCCGGTATGCTGAACTGCTCGCTCGTTCCGCCTTCCTTTCCGGTTTTTTCATTTCGGTTTTTCCGAGCCGCTGTCCTATCCTTGCAGCGGCAAAACGGCAGATTAGAGAAACGGCATCTCGCAAGGCTCATAACCTTGAGGTAGTGGGTTCGACTCCTGCATCTGCAACCATGGCGGTAACGCCTTCCAATTATTCGTATGGTACAAATCATACTCAAAGAGGAATTTCACAATCCTACTGCCTGTGTGAATGACCTTACGCAGGCAGCCCCCGAAAATAACGCATGAGCGATTTTTATACAAGCGCGACTTGGAAAGCCAAGCGTGCAGCGATCCTCGCCCGAGACGGATATCAATGTCAGAGGTGCAAGAGGTACGGACGTCAGCGTGAAGCGACTACTGTGCATCACCTTAAGCACTATGACGAATATCCTGAACTGGCTCTCGATAATGACAATTTATTGAGCGTTTGTGAGGCTTGTCACAACTATTTTCATCCCGAAAAGGCAAAAAAATCTAATAAAAAACGGGGAAAAATGTACTATTTTTAGACCTCGGATTTTGTAAAAATTTGAAAATTTCCCTTGCCCCCCTCTTATTAAAAATGGGTATCGTCTGAGACGAAAA